TGCTTTGTCGTTCACGTTAGATGAAGAAGATTTTGACCGCTATATGAAAATGGCGGTTAAAGATTGCCAAATATCAGGGCGCGGAGTTACCCGCGTTAAATATGAAGCTGCTTTTGGTAAAGACGAAGAAATTGACACGATTGATGGTGAAGGCGAATACGAAGTTTTGGAGCGTGAAGAAGTTGAGTTTGAACACGTTAGCTGGTCAGACTTTAGGCGTGGCCCTGGTCGCACTTGGGAAGAAGTCATGTGGGTTGGATTCAAACACACTTTTGACAAAGACGAACTTGAAGAAAACTTTCCAGATACCGCCAAAGATATTCCGCTTGATTATTCACCTGAAGGCATTGATGGCGAAGATGACGATGCAATCAATGACACGTTTAAGCGGGCTGTTGTCTGGGAGATATGGGACAAAAAAAAGCGCGAAGTTGTGTTTGTGTGTCCTGGTTTAAGCGAACGCCCCTGCAAAACTGTTAAAGATCCGCTAAACTTAAAAGGTTTCTGGCCTATACCGCGCCCAATGTACGCCGCTGACTACACTGATTCGTTAGTGCCTGTTGAGCCGTTTAGATATTACGAAGACCAAGCCAATGAGCTAGACACGATCACACGGCGCATCACTGGCGTTATTGAGGCTTGCAAAGTGCGCGGCATTTACGACAGTACAATATCTGAAATGTCTAACATCATGGATAGCTCAGAGACAATGCTTGTCCCAGCAACGGACGTTTTGCCGTTAATGCAAGCTGGCGGTTTAGATCGGGCTGTATGGATCTGGCCTATTGAGAAAATTGCGGGCGTTTTGATTCATCTGTATCAACAGCGCGAAGCCGTAAAAACCATTATTTATGAGATTACAGGCATTGCAGACATTATGCGCGGTTCTAGTTCCGCATCCGAAACATTAGGCGCACAGCAATTAAAAGCGCAGTTTGGAACGATGCGATTAGACGATACAAGGCGCGAAGTTCAAAGATATGCGCGTGACTTAGTGCGTATGGCGGCTGAGATTATTGCAGAGCAATTCAGTCCAGAAACTATGCAGATTATGACTGACGTTAAGTTGCCAACGCCAGAAGAAAAAATGCAAGCGCAAATGATGGCGCAACAAATGCAGATGCAACAACAGCCAATCCCAGCTAAATTACAAGAGATATTGGATAAGCCAACTTGGGATGAATGCTTACAGGTGTTGCGTGACGATCAACAGCGGGCATATCGCATAGACATTGAGACAGATAGCACTGTTGCAGGCGATCAGGCTCAAGAGCAAAAAAATATAACAGAATTGCTAACTGGCATTTCATCGTTTATTCAAAATGCTGGCCCTGCGGTTGCGGCTGGTTACTTGCCATTAGAAGCGGCTAAATCTCTGTTGATGACTTCTGTGCGTAAATTTAAAATGGGCCGTGAAGTTGAGGATGCGCTTGATATGATCGGCGTTGAAGAAGATGGCGAAGACGGGCAGCTTGATCCGCAGATGCAACAGATGCACGAACAAATGCAACAGCAAATGCAGGAACTGCAAGGCCAAGCCCAACAGCTACAGCAAGAGAACGAACAGCTAAAAGCTGATAAGAGCGCAGAAGCCCAACGCACTCAAATGGATGGCGAAAAAGCTGTTGCTGAAATTGAATTAAAACGCGGCGATCAAACATTGAAAGCGCAAGAGTTTGAACTAAAAGCTTCACAGCCTGTCGTAACCCCGCAAGAGCAATGGGAATATGATATGCAAATGGAGCGCGAAAAGATGGCGTTTGATGCTGAACAGAAGGCATTGGATCGGCAAGCTGAAGCTGAACAGAAAGCTTTGGATCGTGAAGCAAACATTGCAAAAGCGATTATTGCTAAGTCAGACAACGAAAACAATATTGATAGCGCCTTGTCAGATTTACACGCAAACAAGACTTTAACGTACAATGATGACGGCAGCATTAGCGGTTATGAAACAACGGATATTGAATCAACAATTTCAAGAATTAAAGACGTTATTTCAAACCAATCTAATGCAGACAGAGGCGGCATGGAACAGGCTTTGGTGAATATTGCGGATATGCAAGCGCAAACAAGTCAGCTAATTGTTGAATCTAATGAACGTCTAGCCAGCGCAATAACTGCACCAAAGCGGGCAATTTATGAAAATGGCAGACCTGTTGGGATTGAAACGGTTTAATGGCGACTTGGGATGTTAGCAAATGGGACGAAGGCGTATGGGACGCTGACCCGTCACACGCAAGGGCGGCAGGTGGTGGCGCTAAACGCAGAAGGCCAAACGAAAAGATTGTCTGGTATGACGATTGGTTAAAGTCACAACAAAAAAACGATGTACCAGAAGAAGAGCAAATTGAAGATATTGAAGAAGCGATTGAAGTTGTTAAGGCGTATAAAGAAAAAGTTGTTTCGACTGTTGACGCAAAGGCTGCAATATTAAAAGCTAAAAATGCTGAAGATATGTTAAACCAAGTGCGTGAATTAAAGATTTTAATGGAAACGTATTTTGCAATACAGCAAGAGAAATTACGAGTTAAGAAACAAGATGATGATTTTGTCAGCATGTTTATGTTAGGGGTTTTATAATGGTTACGATGGCACAAGCTTTAATAAAGAAGCCTGTTCAAACTATTAATAGCGAAGGTGATGGTTACAGCCCTGTGTCGCAAATGTCTAGCGGGCAAGGCGGTTTACAAGGGTGGAATCGGGCATCTAACTTTAACAACTTTATGAACAACTCAATACCAGGGTATGCCATACAAGGTTTGATGCCAGGCGGTCTTGGTCTTGGGCTTGCTGCTAGAGCAAATAATTCATACGCCAACAACGTTTACACAAATGCAATGAATAGCAGAGAGAGCGGCGGCTTTGTTCCTCAAGTTTTGCAACCTGTTAGATCAGCGCCAAAACCAAATATGGGTGGATACGGTGCTGGTATGAGTGACGGCGGTTGGAGCGGTGATAGTGGATATGGAGCTGCTAGTGGTGGTTACGGCAGTATGGACAGTGAATATTAATATGAACGATCACAAAGAGAATTTAAAAGAATATAAACACAATTTCGCAAACATTGATTGGTCAACTAAAATTGACAAACCAAAAAAAGTAATTGAGTATATACCATTAGCGCGGTCAAACTTGCCTTCACCTAGAATACTAGGCGATTATGAAGCATATGAATGCCCTGTGTCGGGCAGAATGATTGAAGGCCGTAGAGCGCACAAAGAAAATTTAAAGGCTACTGGTTGCCGAGTTTTGGAGCGTGGTGAGAAAGAAGACAACGTAAAGAACGCACAAATAGCAGCGCAAGCAGAAGACAAAAGACGCGATAAAGCAATTGATGGAATAGTTGATTCAGTTGCAAGCGAATATTTTAAATAATCCAATGGAGACTTTTAAATGGATTTAGAAACAACAGCTACTGAAGACGCAACACCCGCAGATATTGATAACTTCATGGAGTCTGCTTTTGATGAGTTGGAAGAAACTGGCGAAATAACGGATGACTCCGACATAAGCGAAGATCAAATTGCTAATGTTGTTGAGGCCCAAACAGATTCAGATGTTGAAGAAGGCACTGATATAGATGACGCAGACAGAGCAGAGGCAAGCAGTGAACCTGATAATCAGACCATCACCGCGCCGCAGTCTATGTCTGCGAAAGACCGTGAAGCGTTTTCTACACTTCCACCCGAACAACAGAAATGGATTTCGGATCGTGCGAAGGAACAGGAATCAGCTTTCACACAAAAGACTATGGAACTTGCAGACCAAAGGAAAGGTTACGACAAGCTAGATCAGATATTAGCACCAAGACGGCAACAGTTAGCACTAGATGGCATGGATGATAGCACCGCAGTCGGTCAGCTATTTGCCTTATCAGACTATGCAAACAATGATCCGATTGGCTTTGTTAAATATATGATGAATGCGCGTCAGATCCCAATGTCTGCTTTAACTGAATCCGCTGGGCCACAACAGCCCATCGACCCCCAATTAGCTGCCATGCAACAAAAAATGCAAGGCTTTGAGAATTTCTTAACACAACAACAAATGCAAGCACAACAGCAAGCGGAAACTGCCATTAATGGTGATGTACAAAAGTTCGCGCAAGACAACGAATTTTATGCAGAGCTAGAAAATGAAATGATTCCAGTTGTTGCGGCATTGCGTCAAAACGATCCAAGCCTTTCTAACCATGATGCGTTGTCAAAAGCCTATAAGATGGCTATTGCGGCAAATGATGGTGTATCTGCTAAAGTTGAAGCTTCAAAATCAACTAAGGCAGAGACAGATAAGGTTGCATTGGCGAAAGCCCGCGCAGCTAAGTCAAAGAAGGCAGCGGCATCTAATGTCGTTCGTAGCGGCGCAAGACCCGCTGGTAAGGCTGGTGTTGAAAATGTTGAGGACTTTATCGGCGGCCTTGTTGATGAGCGCATGACAGCTTAACACAATGAAAGGAAAGTCTTATGGCTTCTCCAAATAGCTCGTTTACCGAAATTTCGGCAATTACTTATCGGCATTTTAAAGATAAGTACCTTGCTGATAACGTCACAAACCATACTGCACTACACCAACGTCTAACAGAAAAAGGTCAAGTTGGTCTTGTTAGCGGCGGTTGGGAGATACAAGTTCCGCTTGATTACACCGAAAACGGTACATATCAGCGTTACTCTGGCTATGACACTTTGGAAGTTTCTCAAAGTGAAGTCTTCACGGCAGCTAACTTCCCTTGGAAGCAGATTGCCATTAACGTTGTTGCTTCTGGCCTAGAAATTCGCCAAAACAGCGGCAAAGAAGGCGTTATCAAGCTTGTCAAAAACAAGTTGAAGAATGCAATGCGTACCGCTGGCAACAACTTCTCTGTTGATATGTATTCTGACGGAACCACAGCTAACCAGATCAATGGCTTGCAAGCTCTTGTCTCTGACGCTGGTACTGGCACTGTTGGTGGCATTAACTCCTCAACTTACACCTTCTGGCAAAATGCACTCCAGTCTGCGGCTGCACCTTTACAGGGCGGCGGCGGTATTACACCAAGCGCAACAACAATTGAAAGCTTGATGCTTCCATTGTGGTTAAACTTGACACGTAATAACGATATGCCTGATTTGATTGTTATGGATGACACGTATTTCACGTTCTTTGATAACAGCCAAACAAGCCTGAAGCGTTACACCAACACAACAGACGTTGCGGCTGGTTCAACTTCCTTAAAGTACAAGGGCGCTGATGTAGTCTATGATTCTGTTGCTTCTGGTATGCCAGACGCTCATGCTTATTTCTTAAACACAGATTACATCGGGCTTTGCGCTCATAAAGATGCAAACTGGACAGAAGTACATGAGAAGTGGTCAGTAAACCAAGACAGCCAAGTTCTACCAATTATTTGGCAGGGCAATATGACTGTTTCTAACCGTTCACTTCAGGGCGTTATGAAAGCCTAATCGGTTTTTGTGCAAACTTTATTTCCTGAAAGGAAAATCAAATGTCTAGTTATGATATAGTAACCCCAATTGTTGGAGCGCAGCCTATTGCTGACACTTCTGCAACTCAACTTAACCCGCTTGGCTTAATTGTTCAGGCAGTTGATACTGCATCCACCGCTTATGGCGCTGGTGAATTTATCTACTTAAAAGGATTAGCAGCAACGGCTGTTGGATCTTTTGTTACTTACAACGCTGATGACAACTCAACTACGCTTTTGGCAGCTAATGCCATTGGCCCTGTTGCTGTTGCCATGTCAGCGAATCTTGCTGGCTATTATGGCTGGTATCAGATTTCTGGCAAAGTTGTTGGTAAGGCTTTGGCTGGTTACGCTGACAATGGCCTCGTTTACGCAACTGCTACCGCTGGCAGCATTGATGATGCTGTTGTCGCTGGTGACCGTGTAAAGCTGGCTAAAGGCGCATCTGCCGTTGGTACACCATCTTCAGGTTTAGCTGAATTTGAAATGCAACGTTCATTTATGGATGACGCAACAGCGGCTTAAATAAATCGGGGCTGGCTTAATTGTCAGCCCCTTTTTACTAAATAAGGAAAACAAATGGTTGATATGCTTCCAGAAGAAAAACATGGTTTTTATGTGGAATTTGAATTACGGGCAGAAGAAGACCGCAATGAATCAATGAAAACGGGCTATCCTGTTTTTCACGATATAGAAATTGCAATCATTACAATGCCAGGCGGCAATCTTGTTGTTGATAAGGTTGTGTCTGATGAATTATTAAATGAGTGGAAGCGCGGTATACCTGGACGCAAGCCACCATCTCCCTTTGCCACATCCGCATATGAGGCATGGAAAGAAGGGCGTGAAGCCCCCGTAAATGGAATTGATTTAAAAAACTGGCCTGGAGTTACCCCAGCGCAATTAAAAATGTGCCAAGGCTGCAACATTCGCACCGTTGAAGATTTAGCAGAATCAAACGCTGATTCTATTCGCAAAATGGGCATGGGCGGCGTTGCTTTAAAAGATAAGGCTATATCTTATTTGAAGTCTGCGGGTTTAAACAAAAACAGTGAAGAAGTGAGCGCTTTAAAAGTTGAGATGGAATCTTTGCGTGAAGCTGTCACAAAAAGAGATTTGCAGATTGAGAAGTTAATGGAACAGTTGACTGAGCCAGAAGATGAACCAAAGCGCAGAAAGAAAGCAGCGTAATGGACACGCATTTTTTTGAACGGGATGGCATTGATTTTATATCAATCAAGATTGATGCAAGTACTGCCGTTGATCTTATTGCAACGGAAGACCACAAAGTTAAATACAAAACCGAATGGATAGCGTACAATGCAGTCGTAAGAGCGCACAATGCTGATGGTACGTTTAAGGCAGACGATCCTGCAACGCCTGAAAATGAAGCGTTTGTTAAAGTTAAGAAGAAACCCGCTAAAAAGAAGGCGAAATAGTTATGACATTGCTGACGATGGTAAACGGCGCACAAGACACAATTGGTCTTACACGATCATCTGTCGTTGTTTCGTCATCTGACGGCAATACAAGGACGCTGTTAGCTTTGGCTCAAACGGAAGGGCGAGAATTAATTGAACGCTATTCTTGGCCTCAAACACAGCTAGAAGCTACTCACACAACGTTAGGCGCTGAACTTCAAGGCGTAATGGCGACACTTGCGCCAGGCTTTGGTTACATTATTAATCAGACGTTTTGGAATCGCACACTAACGCAACCTGTTACTGGCCCATTATCGCCACAAGAATGGCAGCTTCAGAAAGCCCGTGTAACGACAGGCCCATACTCTAGCTACAGGTTACAAGGCGGGAAGCTTTACGCTTATCCAGCGCCCCCTGCGGGCAACACATGGGTGTTTGAATACCAGACTGTAAACTTCTGTGAATCTAGCAGCGGTACGGATCAACCTGCATGGTTAGCTGACACTGATGTTGGTTTGCTAGATGAAAACTTAATGCAAATGGGCATTGTCTGGCGTTTTAAGAAAAAGAACGGCTTGGATTACTCAGAAGATTTCCGCGTTTATGAGCAGAAACTTGCCAATGAAACTGCAAGAGTTGGCGGCAAAAAGGTATTAGATATGGCTGGCGGCAATCAATCTAATACAGGAATTTATGTGCCTGAAGGTTCGTGGAGTTAATTAAATGGCAAGCATGAAAGACACACTAAGTAAATATTTTAGGATACACGCACAAGGCGGTGGCAATCCCATGCAAAGCGTTGGATCGGAAGGCGTTAGGCGAGGCGGTTACAATCTTGGCGGTGGCGTTGAAGCTAGAATCCCAATTGATCCACTTATGAAAGACGCATTGCTAAATTTAGAAGCTGGTGGATACACATACGGCGGCAATGTTGAGTTGCCCCAATATATGCAAGATCAAGGCGCACCCGCAGGCATAGAATATGGTGATACTGCAATTAATAATTTAGGTGTTGGGCTTTCAAATGGTGGTTTTAATGTGGGCGCAAATTATAACCCACAAACAAACGAAAAATCTGTAAAAGCCAAATACAAATTTGATTTTTAATGCGTATTATTGGAGTTAATTAAGTGGAAAGCATGCAAGATGCCTTAAATAACAACTACCAAGGCATGACCCATACAGGCCGAAAGCCTCAAGGCTTGCAGTTTGCTCAAGATGCTATGCAGGGCATACAAAATGCTCCAGGCAATATTCTTAAATGGGCGCAAAACAATCCTATAGAAGCTGGATTAACAGCGGTATCTACCGTCACTCCCTATCCGTTTGATGCAATTCCAGCACTTGGTGCAGAAGCTGCACACTATTATAATAATCCTGACAATCTAACGCCAGGCAATCTTAGCATTTCTGGGGCTTCTGTCTTAGCTCCCGCAATTCCTGGCATGGCTGTGTTAGGCGCTTTAAAGAAAACTGTTTTAGATTTGCCTATGGACGAAGCCAGCCGAATGGCTAGAGCAAAGAAGCAAGGTTTTGATGTTGATGTACCAATGTATCATGGAACATCTGCGAATGTTGACGCTTTTAATCTTGATATGAGAGGTAATTCTACACAAGCAAACACAGCAAAAAAAGCAACTTGGCTTACGGACGATCCTGTTACAGCAAGTGCATATGCAAACTATTCAGCTAATACGCCTCCTGTAAGAAAATTGCTGGAAGAAGCGGAACAAGCAGAAAAAGCTGGTAACTGGAGTTTATACGACAAAAAGCTTATTGAAGCGGAAACATTAGAAAAAAAATTGTACGATAACTATGGATTAAATGGGCAAAATATTATGCCTGTATATTCTAAAAATGAAGGTGTAAAGTATTCAATTTTTGATCAGTCAAAAAAACAACCTGAAGGTCTTGTAACCAAAAATATGAAGGATCGTTCATTTGATGACTTTGGTGTAAAAGATGAAATTGAAATGATATTAGATCAAGCAAGATTAGATGGGTATTCTGGAGTAAAATTTAAAAATTTAAACGATGCACCAGGATTATCTAACAGACCATCATCACATATAGCCGTTTTTGACCCGAAAAATATTAGATCAAAATTTGCAGATTTTAACCCATTAAAAAAGAACAGCACTGATTTACTAGCAGGAATTGGCGGCGCAACTATTATTGCTCCATCTATGATTAATGCTCTACAAGGCGAAGACAGGAACCCGTAATGCTCCAGCCACTAGCAGATAACTCAAGAAAGTCACCAGTATCCAATTCGTCAAGCACCCCTGCTCCTGTCAGGGGATGGAACGCTAAAGATTCGCTTGCTGACATGGAAGAAGATTGGGCTATCACGCTGGAAAATATGTTTCCTAATTTAACTGACGTTGAATTAAGAGGCGGATATGCGTCACATTCAACGGGCAACGGAACGGGTGCAGTTGAAACTTTAGTTGAGTATTCTGGCCCATCGACAAAAAAGCTATTAGCTTGCGCTGGCGGTGTTATATATGACGCATCTGCGGCTGGTGGATCAACGTCTATAGCTACGGGCAAATCAAACGCACGTTGGCAGACTGTTATGTTTGGAACGGCTGGCGGTAATTTTCTTTATATGGTCAACGGTGAAGATGCGCCTATTTATTACAATGGTTCGTCATTTACTACACCAAATTTAAATGGTGTTACAGAAGAAGATATAGTTGATGTAATAGCGCATCAACGTCGATTATTCTTTGCGTTTAATGATAGCTTAATTATTGGTTATTTAGCTGTAAACAATTTGGCGGGCAACGTAGCAACTTTTGATCTTGGCGGGTTATGCAAGAAAGGCGGCAAGATTCAAGCCCTTGCAAGCTGGACAAGAGATGGTGGTTCTGGCCCTGATGACATATTTGTTGCCATTACTTCTGAAGGCGAAGTTATATTGTATTCGGGCAATGACCCTGGGACTGCGGCAAACTGGCTTTTGGTCGGTGCATCGTTCAGCATTGGTAAGCCTATCGGTCGCAGATGCGTTGAGGTTGTTGGCACTGAGGTTATGGTTACAACTCAGGACGGTGCGATTCCGTTATCAACTATGCTGCCGATTGATAGAGTTGGCGCGGCTGGTAAGGCATTGTCTGACAACATACAAAACGCATTTATTGCTTCAGCTAGAAGCTTTGGAACCG